GCGAAAGCGACGGTCTGGTCTCAGACTATGCTCCCCATGATCCGGGAAATGTTACCTCCCGACGCATACCAGGAAAACAAAGCCGAGGGAGTGGTCCGGTTTTGGAACGGGTCCGAACTATGGGTTATGGGATTCGACGACAAGGAGCGAGTCGAGAAGGTCCTCGGGTCCGAGTACCTGGACGGCTATTTTTGCGAGGTGAGTCAAATCTCCTGGTATGCGGCCGAGCTCGGAATGACCCGACTCGCTCAAGTAGTAACGGACGACCGCGGCCGGCCGGCAAAAAACCGGGGCTTTTTCGATTGCAATCCGCCGAGCCCTCGACATTGGGCTCACCGGCTTTTTATCGAAAAGGTCGATCCGACGACCGGGGAGAAACGATCGGATCCGGAGGAGTTTATCGACCTGGCAATGAATCCGGCCGACAACGCCGCGAACCTCTCGGACTCTTTCCTTGCTCGTCTCGACAATCTCTCCGACCGGACCCGGCGCCGGATGAGGGATGGGGAATGGTTGAAACCGGAGGGCGCGGTATTTGACAGGCTCGGCCCGGAGCATTTAATCTCGATCGAGGAGGTCCCGCCTCTCGAGTATTTTACTGCCGGCGTCGACTTTGGGCTCAATATGGCCGGGGTTCTTATCGGATGGGCCGGGGATAACCTTTACGCGCTCGCGGACTATGGCGGCTACAACTTGACAACCTCCTCTTTCGATGAGGGTTTTACAGAGTGCCAAATAGAGTTACAATTTCAACCGGAGGACCCAGGGGAGCCCGGTCAAGAGCCGGAGCTCGAGCTCGTAACATTCGGAGAGCTCGACTATACGGCATACTGCGACCCGGCCGGCGGCGAGCGGATCCAGGAGATAACAAACGGGACCGCGGCCAACAACTCTGTCGAGCCAGGACTCGATTATCTGAATACGAAAATCGAGGCCGGCGAGCTCTACATAGTCGAGGACAATTGTCCGGGGCTTATGGGTGAGATATATGATTACAAACGAGACGAAAACGGCCGTATCATCAAGGAGGCGGATCATTACGTCGACGCTTTCCGATATGGTGCTTTTTCGTTCGGGGTCGTCGGGGTCCCTTCAATCACTCGAGTCTAAAGCGGGGGAAACATGGAAATATTAGGATTCTCGATCACGTCGGCAAGGAGGCGCCGGGAGAGCGAGCTCTCCGGGGAGATCCAGGAGCTCAAAGCGGAGCTCGATCAAGTCAAGTCGATATCGTTGAACGACCCGATCCTGGCCCGGATATTCGCCGGCACATACGGGACTGGAAATAACGCGATCGGCGAGCTCCGGGATCCGCTCTACCAGATACCGATCGTTTATGCTTGTGTCCGCGCTCGGGCGGTCAATATCGGACAGGTCCCTTTCAAGCTCTACCGAAAAGGGACCGAGGATGCGATCACCTCCGGCGGCCTGGTCGACCTGTTCAACAACCCGAATCCGCTTCACTCGAGATATTCATTATGGGAGGGGACCGTGACCTCGATCGATGCTCGAGGGAATGCCTACCTCGTACCGGACCCGGAGGAGGTCGGCGGGATCCCGCTCAATATGTGGCTATTCAACCCGGACCAGATCAAGCCGGCCAGGGCTCGAGCGACCGACGAGTGGGTCGGATGGTGGTTGAAACGAAAGGGACAGGACGACCTTTTCCTCGAGAAAGAGCAAGTCATACACATTAAAAACTACAACCTCAAGGATAACCTACTCGGCGCGAATCCGCTCGAGGTCGCCAAAGCAACGAATCTCCTTGAGTGGGACTCGGTTCGATACAATTATTCGTTTTTCAAAAATGACGGTACGCCTCAAGTCGCTTTCGTCTCCGAGACGAAACTCGGGGCCCGCCGGAAAAAGGAGCTCGAGAAAACTCTCATCGAGGACGTGAAAGGACCGGACGGCGCTCATCATGGAGTACTCCTCGAGGGAGGCCTGGACGTGAAGCAACTCGGGATAAGTCAAAAGGATATGGAGTTCCTCCAGGGCCGGAAGTTCTCCCGCGAGGAAATTATGATGATCTACAAGGTCCCGAAAGCGGAGGTCGAGCTCTACGAGGATATGAACTACGCGACCGCGACCTCGGCCGATCGCTCGTTTTGGAAAAAGACTTTGATCCCTCTCGGCCGGCAAATCCAGGAGGAGGTCAACCGCAAGTTTTTGTACGGGTTCAACGTCGAGGGCCGGTTCGACTTTATGGCGATCGACGCTCTCAACGCGGAGCTCCTGGAGAAAGCGGAGGCCGCGGATAAATATGTCCGGATGGGGTATCCGCTCAACGTCGTGAACGAGCGGCTCAACCTGGGCTTTCCGGAAGTCGATCACGGGAACGAGCCGACGGTATTCGGGCCCTCGCTCATGTTGACACTACCGGACGGGGAGACGAAAGCGGTCGAGCTCCCTATGCGCGAAGTAACCGCGGAGATCATCGACGAGGACGAGCTCGCGAAAGGGATCCGGGCGAAAAAGTGGAATGAGCTTATGCAAAAGCTACTCCCGATCATGGGGAGAGCAACCTCCGACGTGAGACGATACTTTTTCAACGTGACTCAAAAGCTGTACAAGATCCTGGCAAAAGGGGCCGTCTCCACGGTGACGAAAGAGTTCGAGGAGATCCCGGAGGACGAGATCCTCACCGCGTTCGATGACGAGGCTCTCAAGGCTGCCCTGGAGAAACATATCCTCGCGGCGCTCGAGGCCGGGGTCCTTTCGGTCGCCGGCTCGCCGGTGCTCCTGGAGAATCCCGCGGCCGCCCAGGTGCTCGCCGAGAAATTGATCAAGGTCCTCGAGATCAACGACACCGCAAAGCGCGAAGTGATCGAGGCTCTCCGGAAAACGCTCCTCGAGGGGCTCGCGGAGGGAGTCGGCGAGGCGGAGCTCGAGTCCCGGATTATCGATCGCATGGGCCAGAAAATGAAGGATATCCAGAAGCGGGCCCGGACTATTGCCAGGACCGAGATCGGATCCGCTTTCTCTCAAGGTCGATGGTCCTCGGTGGAGGAGACCGGAGCAAAGGGGATCCGGTGGATCTCGTCTCGAGACGATCGGGTCCGGGACACTCACCAGGACCTAGACGGGAAAACGACTCCGATCGGTGAGTCGTTCGTTACTCAGAAGGGAAACACGATCCGCTTTCCGCATGATCCGAACGCGGCGGCGGAGGAAGTGATCAATTGTCGATGCACATTCGAGCCGATATACGATGAGGAGTAAACGGTGAAAACGAAAAAAGGGACCATAGACGAAAAAGTGAACGACCAGGCCGCGGCCGCAATACAGCGAGGGATTGACGAAAAGCTCGGGATCATGGAGATCCGCTCGTTGAACGGGATCCAGATCAAGCAACAAGAGGAGGATATTTTCCGGATCACCGCGTCGACCTCGGACGTCGACCGGGACGAGGAGATCGTCGAGCCCTCCGGAGTAAACAACCTGGATTTTTATCTCAAATACAATCCGGTGATCCTGTTCGCGCACGATCACTGGACCAGGCCGCCGATCGGAAAGGCCGTCGCCGGCCAGGTAAAGCCGCGATCGCTCGAGCTCGACATCGAGTTCGCGCCGACGCCATTCGCCCAGGAGATCAAGAGTCTATATGAGGGCGGATTTATGAACAGCTTCTCGATCGGATTCATCCCGGTAAAGCGGGAATATACCGACGAGGGGATCGCGGTCTATACAGAGTTCGAGCTCCTGGAGGTGTCCGCGGTGTCGGTCCCGGCGAACGCGAACGCGACAATCCAGAGGGCCCTCGAGGGGGCTTGTCAAAAGGGGCTCGAGTTTCCTATCATGGAGTCAATCATCGGCCGGAACGAATCAAAGCGAAGTAAGCCGGAGCCTAAAGGCGAGAGCGCGGAAAAGCGGCGGATCCTATCCCTTGCCGATGTGTATCTCAATCAAGGGGAAAAACAGTGAACAAAATCGAATTGCTGAAACAGCTTATCAGCAAAACCGAGGATCCCGCCGAGCTCGAGGAGCTCAACAAACAGCTACTCGAGGCGATCGAGGACGAGGCGCGGGAAAAGGCCGAAAAAGAGGCGAAAGAAAAATACGAGGCGAAACTCCTCGAGCAAAAGAAAGGCGAAACCGGCCTCGCGAAAGCGGCCGCTCTACCGGGCGGGGATCCCGATCCGAACGCCGGAGCCTACGCCGGCCAGGTGAAAGTCGTCGAGGCGGGAATGTATAAAGGCTACTCGCTCAAGAGGGCCCGCGGCACGTTGACTAATGACGGCCGGATTCATCCGGGTCTCCAGAAACTCGCGAAAGCGGATCCCGACTCCGCGGACCTGGTTTGCAAATGGATGGTCGATCAGCTTCTCAAGGCGAGTCAATTCAATCCTGGAATGTCGCCTCAACAGAAAGCGCAAATGGTCGAGGGGACCGACGCTCTCGGCGGATACACAACTCCGACCGAGGAGCGCGAGGCGATCCTTTCGTACATCCGGGAGGTCTCTCTCGCTCTCCCGAATGTGACTACAATCCCGATGCAGTCGGACTCTATGACCATGAGCCGGGAGGATTTCAAGGTCCAGGTGAATTACACCGACGAGGCGAGCGACGCGACCGAGACCTCCGCGACCTTTGCGTCGATCACGCTCACTCCTAAAAGGATGGACGCATACACCAAAGTGTCTAACGAGCTCATCGACGACTCCTCGGTCCCCGGCGGGATCGCGGGTCTCCTGGCCGGCCAGTTTTTCGAGGCCGTCGGCCAGAAAGTCGACTCGACCGTATTCATCGGGACCGGGGACCCTGTCTCCGGTGTTTTCCTTTCGGCTGGGACGAGCGTCGTATTCTCGAGCGGCTCGACCGCTTTCTCCGAGCTCCTCGAGTCCAACATGAGGACCGCGATCCGTAATATCAGGACCCGCCGGCTCGCCGCGGCGAAGTGGTACGCTCACCGGGTCCCGACCTGGGATTATGTCTACGGACTCCAGGACGGAAACAACCGGCCATATTTCATCGAGTCGATGGTCGCGGGAGCGCCTCACCAGGCGTGGGGGTATCCGTTCCTCTTGCCAGAGGAAGCGCCGCAAACAAGCGCGGCGGCAACCGGGTTTATTGTGTTCGGGGACCTTCGCGGGTTTATAGTCGGGGAGCGTATGACGAACGTGAACCTATTCGTCGACCCGTACTCGCTGTCGAGGTCCAACTCGACGCAGTACCTACTCTTTACGAGGTGGGCCTATGCTCACGGGCTCAACGAGTACTACACAAGGATTGTTACGGCCGCGAGCTAAACGGCCGCGGTTGCACTCCTCCGGCGCATGGAGGCTATATCGAGAGGACGAGCGAGCCGGCGCTCGTCCTTTTTTGTTTTGAAAAGGGGAGTATCTCAAAATGAAAATTGCATGGATGAGCGATTGGAATCGATGGGGAAACGGGAAAGGATACTCGGTCCATAACGGGAATATGAAAAAGTGGAGCGAGGGTCTCCCGGACGTCGAGATCGTCGACGATCCTTTCAAGGCTCCGGTCGTCCTGGATATCGTAGTCCCTCCCGGATACAAGCCGGTCCCTGGCCGTTTCAATGTCCTTTTCACTATGTACGAAATGGGGACAATCCCGAAAGACTGGATCGAGCCGATCAACCTCGCCGATTTCATTATCGTTCCTTGCGAACACAACCGCCGGCTATTTCAGAACTACACCGACAAACCGATCGCGGTATGTCCGGAGGGAGTGGATCCCGCGGTTTATCAGTATGTCGCTCGCGACGCCGGCGTCCTTTGCGAGATCGCTCCGGGATCCGGGACCTATTACCGAAAAATGCCAGGTAATAAACACTTCAACTTTTTATGGGTCGGGGCCTCGAATCCCCGGAAAGGTTTCGAGCTCGTTTGTCAGGCTTGGGAGGAGTGGATCGCGACCGAGCCGCAAGAGGTGATCGAGAATACCAGGCTCATAATGAAAACGACGAAAGAGAGCGAGCCAGAGTCTACGAAATGGATGTTCGGCGCGATCATCGATACACGCCGGCTCCCGGACGACGAGCTCGTCAACCTTTACAACAAGTCTCACGCTTTCCTCCTCCCGTCGATGGGCGAGGGATGGGGGCTCACGTTATGCGAGGGGCAAGCGACCGGGCTCCCGTGTGTGTATACTCCCTGGTCCGGGCCGGTCGACTTTATGAAAAAGGAATGGTCCTATCCGGCGAAATGGAAAACGATCCCCATGAGGGCGGTCCGGAAAAAGAGCGTCGACGGCGAGGAGCTCGAGCTCGCTCACCAGGGGCCCGTCGCTTGTGCGTCGGTGAAGTCTATCACACAACGGATGCGTCAAATATACTACGGGTACGAGGAGGCCCTCTTGAAAGGGTACAAGGGCTCGTATCATATCCGGAATAACTTCACCTGGAGAAAGTCGGCGATCAAATTGTGCGAGATCCTGGCCGAGGCGTCCGGGCAAGAGTGGACCGCGCCGGCGGAATAGGGAGGACCAGGTGATCGAGTATCCGATCCGCTTTCTACACATAATCAAAACCGGCGGATCAACGATCGCTCGACACTTGTCAAAACACGTCGACGGATTCCGGGATCTCGATATGCACCGAGAGCCGGCCCCTGGGAGCTCCCTCGTTTTTGAAATGGGCCATAATATGAGACCGGGCGGATCCGGATCGATGATCACAATCTGGAGGGATCCCGCGGCCTGGTTGACGTCCGGATATAATCATGCTTGCGCTCGAGGATACTCGGGATCCTTTCTCGAGTGGTACGAGGCCGGCAAGCGGGACGGGGTGAACCTGGCCGGCGGCCGATATAGCCGAATGGTGATATGGTGCTCGACGTATTGGAAAATCCCCGCGACGGTCGAGGCGGTGATCGAGGTCCTCGAGGATTGCGAGCTCGTCCTCCTCACCGAGGAGCTCGACCAGGACCTCCCGGAGCTCTTTCGTTTCCTGGGGGTCCCGGAGACCTACGAGCGCCGGCGGGTCGCCGGAGAGTTCGATCCGGAGGACGGGGTTTTTATCCCGTGTTATAGAATCGACGATCAGAATCTACTCGAGCGGATCCGGGAGGAGAATCCGGCCGACTACGAGATATATAATTACGTCAAGAAAAGGAGAGCGAAGCAATGACGGTAAAAATCAGCATTACAACGGAATGCGGCGCGAAGTGTAAAACGTGCCCGGTATGGCAAAAGAAAAAGGAGACAATGTCGGTCGACACGTTCCGGCTACTTTGGGCCCGCGTCAATTCCTGGCCGGGCATCTCAAAAATCTTTATCAACTCGACCGGGGACGTAAACTCCCTCCCGAACAAGCGGGAGTATTTCAACATAATCGAAAAGCTCCAGGGCCCGCCGGTCTCGATCACAATGAACGGCCGCGGGTTCGATTACGTCCCTCGAGTGGATACTCTGATTTTTTCATTCAACGGAAGCAATAAAGACAATTATGAACATACGACCGGCCTCGACTTCGAGGAGACGGTCCGCAATATCAAGAGCAAGTATCAGGAGATCAGGGAGCGGACGAAATATCGGGAGGTCAACTATCTTGTGTGGAGAGAGAACGCCGGCGGCGAGTCGGAGTTCCTGGACCTATGGCGAGACTTTCCGGGGATCCTCCGGATCGGGTATAAATGCGAGAATCAATTCGGCGAGTATTTCGGCGCGGTCCCCGGCATGGAGGACGAGGAGCGGATCCCGTGTGATTATCTCGAGGGGATCACGATCGCTCCTAATTGCCAGGTGATCCGGTGTGCTCACGACTTCGATTTTTCAACCTCCTGGGGGAACGCTCTCGAGGATCCGATCGGGAAGATCCTCGCGAATCCGGACCGAATCAAATTGATCGAGGCACACAACCAGGGGGACTATCCGGGACTATGCGAATCGTGCAACTATAATGTCAGTACGGCCGGTAAGTTCTTTTATACAAAGGGGGCCGAATAAATGGCAATTAACAGCGAGGTCGCTCTGGTTTCACTGGATACTTTGAAGGTGTTCCTTGCGGACACTCAGACCGACGACTTTATAAGCGACGATAGTTACGACGCAAAGCTCGAGGGCATAATCGACGCGGTCGGGAGGTTTTTCAATACCTATACAGAGCGGACGCTCGTCGAGGCGGAGCATACCGAATACCTCGACGGGGATGGATCCTCGACGATCCTCCTCCCTCAATTCCCGATTATATCGACGACCTCGGAGATCGAGGTCTATGTCGACATCGATCGGGAGTATCCGGCGAGCTCGAAAATCGCCGCGGATAAAATCATAATCTACTCGAAAGAGGGAGTCGTCCGGATCGAGGACGACGTATTCACCGAGGGCCCGCAATCGGTAAAGGTCGTATACACGGCCGGCTATGAGCTCACGTCGGACGACGGGGAGCTCCTCCCGGAGGATCTCCGCGAGGCGGCCCTCATGACATGCGGGGCCCTTTGGAAAACCGAAAAGGAGAAGCTATTCAAAACGTCGGCGGTTACGATCGCCGGCGGGAGCGCGACCTTTGACGTCGACGAGGCTCTCCCAAAGTTTGCGAAAGAGGTCCTCGAGCTCTATGTCGCGACGGATCGCGCCGGCATAATCTGGTAACATGGGCGGCGTAGCTTACGGGGTCAAGATATCCGACCGCTCCGCATACCGGGCGCTCGAGGATCTCGAGGCCGATATGCTCCGGATCCGCCGGAGGATCCTCTCTCGAGTAGGGGAGCGAGCGATCTCGTATGTCCAGAGAGAGAAGCTCCGCGGCCAGGTGCTAAACCGGAGATCGGGACACTTGGCCCAGGGGCTCCATTATGTTTTCATCGGGCCGGTGTCAATCTTCATTGCTCCGTCGGTAAAGTATGGGGCAATCCACGAATACGGAGGAGTGATCCGGCCGGTAAACGCGAAGGTCCTCCGGTTTTTCGACGAGGGCGGGAACCCCGTATTCGCGAAGCAAGTCACGATCCCGGCTAAACCCTGGTTGGGCCCAGGGCTCGGGGAGTATCTAAAATCAGGAGAGGCCGAGCGGCTCGTCGACGTTACGCTCCAGGACGAGCTCGACCGGCTCTCGAGGAGTGCTCGGAATGGCAATTGAGAGACCGGAGGAGGCGATCCTCGACGGACTAAAGGATCACGTAAAGGACAATCTCGATACATACTTGACGCAGATCGAGACGGAGACAACCGACGGGATCTCCCTCGTCGATATCCGGGATCATAGGGTCGGGGAGTATTCGGTCGAGGGCTTGAACAGTTTCCCGGCCCTCCTTTACTTCCCGGAGGATATCGGGTACGCATACTTGACTACAAAGTCGGAGGAGATCACAATATCAATAAATGGGATCCTGGTCGTCCGCGAGGCGATCAAGGAAAACGCGGTCCGGCGACTTTTGCGGTATGTCGCGGGACTCCGGGCTTTATGGGATAACGATCGGACCGCCGGCGGCGTAGTCGATCGGGTATCAATTACGGAGGTCCGGTTTTTCGCTCATATCCCAGGGGTAGACGACCGGGCCCTGGCCGAGGTTATAATGACGGCAACGAAAGAGATCCAGAGGTAAACGGAGGAAACTATGCCTAATTTTTCCGGAGAGGATACAAAATTACAGATCGGGCTTGAAACTACATGGGGGACCGCGGTCGCTCCGACCGTCGAGCTCGATATGATCGACGAGGAATTCGGCGGGGAGATTATCGTCAATACCGAGCCGACGCTCGTCGGAAAGGCGACGACCGGCCGATCCGACGTCATGGGGAATAAGGTCCCCGGCGGGTTTACAATGCTCGTCAAGCCGGACAATATCGGGCTCCTCCTCGCTTGCGCTCTCGGGACCGAGGCGGCGCCGGCCGGCGTCGGAGGGACCTCGAGCGTATACGATCACGCTTTTACACTCATTACTGGATCCGCGTCGACGCTCCCTTTCTTCACGGCCGTTGTCGATAAGAAAGCCGACGTCCGCGGATACATATCGAACAAGATCGCGCAAATGAGTTTTAATCTCCCGAATAACGATTATCTATCGGCCCAGGTCTCGACCGTCGGCCGGCAAGAGCAAGCCGACGCGCTCGAGTCTCTTTCTCTCTCAACGCTCCGGGCTTTCAACTTCAACGACTTAACGGTCGAGATAGACGACGTCGTTATCGATGAGGTCATGTCCGCAAACGTCGTGATAAATAACAACATCGAGGACGACCTTTTCGTCGCGGACGGATCCGCTTACATGATCGAGGTTGACCGGCAACGGCGCGAGGTGACGATAGAATTGGAGGCACTCTATAACGACGATATAGAGACGCTCCGGACCGGGAAGTATCAAACGGCGACCGCGGTCAAGGTCGAGATAATCCTCACCGGGGAGACCGCGGCCGAGGGAGAATCGTATCAACTCACGTTTGAATGTCCGAATGCCTACTTTACGGCCTTGAAACCGACGGTATCGGGGCCCGACCGGATGAGGGTCCCGCTATCGCTACGGGCCGCGTCGATCGGTTCGGACGAGCCGATCACGGTCACTTTGAGAGACTTACAATCAACGGCCTACTCGTAAGAGCGGGCCGAATAAAAAGGGGAGTCAAATACTATGTACGTTGACCAAATGAAAAAACGGGGGAGTTTGTTTTCGTTCAAGCTCTACCTTCGCGACGCTTACGAGGACGAGGAGATCCGGAAAGAGCTCGAGGATCCCGAGACCGAGGAGCCCTATTTTCTAAAGTTTCGCGAGCTCACCGGGGACGAGTTCCGGGAGCTCGTCGACGTTGACAAAAAAGAACAGATCAAGCTCCTCGAGAAAAAGCTCAAGGATTGCATACTCGAGCACAACCTCCGGGACTCGGACCGGGAGATCGTATCGGTCGACGACGCGGTCGCCGCGATCCGCGAGTATGGGTCGATGTATTATTGGGCGCTCGAGCAATGGCAGAATAATATCCCTTTGCTGGAGAGGTCCGCCTCGCGCTTGAAAGGATCTCGCGGTATGTCTTCCGAGGCGGACGAGTAAAGGCTCCGGCCTGGCGTGAATACCGGCGGGAGTTTGGCGATCGCCTATGCAACCGCCTCCTTTACATTGTTGACCTTTTCCTCACGTCCGTTGACAGGGAGAACGGGTCAATCCTACACTTACCGGGACCGAATCTCCTCGAGATGGACGAGGGGACTCGGGTCGCGTGGTTGAAAATGTCGACCATATACGCGGAGATCGTATCCGAGAAAAATAAGGACCTGGGGAAAACGGTCAAAAGGTAGGGTCAAAATGGCGGCGAAGTTTGGATTTAAGATCACGGCCGACGACGAAACAAAGCGGGACGTCAACTCCGCGGAGAAGGGGCTCGAGCGATTAGGCAAAGCCGGCGACCGGACGGGTAAGCTACTAAAGGCGGCGTTTGCCGGGTTCTCCCTGGCCGCGATAACGAAAGGGATCAACGCGGCCGTCGACGCATTCGGGGACCAGGAGAAAGCCGAGCTCCGCTTGATCGCCGCGGCAAAAAACAATCCCTACATAAACGGCGACGCGGTCCGCGGGATCCGGGACTATGCGGCGGGGCTCCAGGATATCGGCGTTTTCGGAGACGAGCTCATTATCCAACAAGGAGCAATCCTCACGACCTTGCAATTGACCGAGGACCAGATCACCGGGGTTTTAGACGCGGCGGTCGACCTCGCCTCAACCGGGATGGTCTCTCTCGAGAGCGCGGTCCGCAACATATCGAAAACATACTCCGGCATGACCGGCGAGCTCGGCGAGCTCATTCCGGCCCTGCGGGAGCTCACGGCCGAGGAGCTCAAAGCCGGCGGAGCGGTCGACTTGATCTCGGAGGCATATGCAGGAATGGCGGAGGCGGCCGCGGCCGGTATCTCCGGGACAAAGGAGCAAATCAAAAACCTTTGGGGCGATATGCAGGAGGGTCTCGGATCCGCAATCGCGCCGATATTCAAGTCGATACTGGAGCGGCTCCGTCCGATCATTCAAACCTTGATCGATTGGTTTAATGAACACGCGAACCAGATCACCAATTTCTTTATACAATTTCCGTCGATCGCCGGCGCCGCGTTCGGCCTGGTCAAGGATATGATCGCGGATACTTTCACGCTCGACTTCGCGGCGAATGCGTTCAAGTCGTTTTCTGAATACATAACGAATCAATTCAAAAGTGTATTCGCTTTCCTCGGGACCGTCGTCGCGGCGATCGGGATCTCGATATGGGAGCCATTAAAAACGGGTTTCGAGTGGATCGCTTACGGAATAAAGGCGGCTTTCCAGGCGGTCGCGACGGCCCTTTTTAACGTGTTCGATACGATAGTGATCGGCCCTATTAATGCGGTGATCGAGGGACTCGAGGCGATTGTCAACGCGTCAAAACACGCCGGCGCCGCTCTCGCGGCTTTTTTCAAGCATCCCTTCTCGAAGGAGCGGAGGCAGGCGGCTTTCCAGGAGGCTATTGCAAACCAGGTCCCGACGGATTTCGGCGGGATCAATATCCGGGCTCCTCAGTTCCGGGATCTCCAGAAGCCGGACTACGAGCCGGAGAAAATCGCGGACGCATGGGCGAAGGTTATCGAGGGAGTCCCGGCCTACGCCTCGAGGACCTGGACGAATGTCGCGAACCTGGCGACGGATATCGGCGGACACTTTGACGGCTTGATCGATGGATTTACCGAGTCGATAGACGAGATCCTCTCGAGGGAGCTCGACGACAAGGTCAAGTCTCCGATCCTGGCCCTCGAGGAGTCGCTCGACGATCAAAAGGAGGGCGAGACGGGACCCGGAGGGGTCACTCTCCCGGAGCAATGGGCCGGCCCGACCGGGCTCCCGGATATTTTTGAAGGGGTCCGAGAGGGATCGAAAGAGCTCGATATTATCTTCGAGCAATTCGGCGCGGAGATCATGTCGGTCATGGGAGTATTTTCCTCGGTCCAGGCGATTATGAACCCGCTCGCGACTATCCTCCAGGGTTTCGCGAACACGATCCAGGGCCCGCTCAATCGGGCGCTCGCTCCCTTGATCGGGGTTTTTGTCACGATCGGGAGTCTCCTCGGTAACATTCTTACGCCGATCATAAATCAAATGGCGCCGATACTCGAGAAACTCGCGGAAATATTTGTCTGGTTACATAATAAGATTTTCAAGCCGATCGGCGAGGGCTTGATTTTCATCCTCACTGTTTTGACTAATGCGATAAAGGTCGTCGCGAATGGTTTTATCGCGATTGTCCGGGGAGTGGTTTCGCTCTTGAACGAGATCCCCGGCGTCAACATTAAAAAGCCTAAGTACCTGGAGATCGTCGATCCAAAGGCCGCGGCCCATATCGAGGAGATTTCACTCGACACGCTCACGAATGCCGGCAACGACTACACGGGCGGAATGGAGGCCGGCTCCGGAGCGTCGATCACCGGCGGCCATGACGTGACGATCAATTTTCAGATCAATACAGACGTGCTCCTCGGGGATCGGCGCGAGCTCGCGGAGTGGGTCGCGGAGGAGATCCGAGACGCGATCGAGCTCGGGGAGGTAGTCGCCTAAATGTCAACCTGGACGATAACGGTCGACTTCAACGACGGCGGCGGGGCCCGCGATATAAAGGACCTGGTCCTCGTTAACACGATAAGAAGAAAGCGCCGGCTATGGACCGAGCTCAAGCCCTCGGTCGACACGGTCTCCTTTTCGATCGTTCACGACGCGACAATCTGGAATCTTTTCCTTTCCGAGGAGGACGACTTTCTCCTGGTTATGACAAAGGACGGGAGCCCTTATTTCTCGGGGATCGTTTATACCAACTTTGACGCGACCGCCGCGGCGAAAGCCGAACGGATGAAAATCGAGGCCGCGGATCCGGGGATCCTTCTCAAAAGGAAAAAGAACACGACGAGCCCTCCGGAACTATGGACGGACTACTATGTGTGTAATACCGCGGTAAAAGCGAGCTCGATCGTTCACCAATTACTCTACGACGCCGGCGTCGCGGACGGGGATATCGACGCGACCGATATCACGACGCAACTCGACTTTTTCATCAACTCCCGCGAGGATACGACCTATTTCGACAAGCTCGCGGGTCTCCTTTTCGAGTTTGGTTTTGTTTTCTATCACGACGAGTCCGGCGTATTCAAAATGTATAATTACCTCCCGACCTCGGTCACGCCGGCGGAGACGTTCGACAATACGAATCTCCTCGACCGGATCCGGCTCCAGAAACAGCGGGAGACTTACGAGGGCGTTCGCGTAAAGTGGAGCCCTATCGAGACGCTCGAGGGAGCGATAGTTTTCTCCGACACGACCGGCGGCGGCGAGGGCGGGCATAAGGCCAGGATCCCGATCGCGGCCGGCGAATACTATCCTCCGGATTCGGACTCGCGGACCTTCTACGCAAACTATGAGATCGAGGGCCGGGAGCTCGTATCCGTCGAGAATGCGGTCCTCGATTGGTCCGGGGATCCCTCAATCTCGAATGATACCTTTAACGACTACTACAAAAAAGCGGCGATCTCTTTCTCGAATGGCGGAGCGGTCGAGCAATATATCTATAGATTCGATATCGTCGGAGACGCAAAGGTCAAAGGAGACCTCAACTTTACGAAACGGCTCAACGTCGCCGGGACCGATAAGATCCTCGAGCTCGAGGCTCACTACCTGGTAACGATCGCGGAGGCGGAGAAACTATCCGACGGAGTCGCTCGATATTACGAGTATCGGGATTTTACATACGAGTTCGAGTCGGAGACCGACGCTCCGGTCGGGACGATCGTCTCCCTGGACGAGACCGAGACGCTCGGAGTATCGACGACGGCGGTCGTCGTCCGGCGGACAGTGGACGAGAGAAACGGTCGTTACAAGTATTTTTGCGAGGGGATCTCTGCATACTCCGGACGGTCGACGACTACGGACGGGGAGAGCGTCTCTCCGCCGGCGCCGGTCCCTGGTCGAGCGACGATCACGCCGACGCCTCCCTCGAATGTCAACCTCCTCGGGTACTGGCCGCTAAACGGGGATCCGCTCGACTACTCGGGCCGCGGCCGGCATGGGGTACTAAACGGGACCTCGGGGAAATATGACGAGGCGATAGTCGGAAAAGGGTATCACTTCGCCGACGACGACGAGGACGTTGACCTCCCGGATCTCTCGTCCGCTCTATCGTCCTGGACGGTTACGGGGTGGGCGAATACGGACACGCTCTCGCCGACCGACGTAAACGGGATAATACTCCGATTTAGACAATCATCGGACGGGGCCGAGATACGGATCTATGCCGACCTGGATAATACGGACAAGATTGTCGGCTATATAAACGACGGCGCGAGCGGAGCGTCGATAGTGGCTAATAATGCAATGGTCGCCGATACCTGGTATTTCGTCTCTCTTACATATGACGGGACAACGCTCAAGCTCTATGTCAACGCGATACTCGAGGCATCCTCGGGCTCGGTATCCGGCGCGTCCTTTACTCCGGACGATAACCATATTGGGGGAGCGGGGGCGGCGTCGTCCTGGAGCGGCCCGATATGCCAGGTCCGCATTTATGGCGAGGCTCTCTCCCTCGAGGAGCTCACCTACTTGTATTTATATCCGGCCGGAAACCTCCCTCCGTCTATCCTCAAAAAGGATCCGGGGACTCGGCTCCTCCGGGGATATTGGCCCTTGACGGGATCCCCGGCGGACGTAAGCGGCCGCGGACTTAACGGGTCCCTCACTCTCGGGTCGGGGTATTTCGAGCTCGGGATCGCGGGGCAAGCTCTACATTTTGACGGATCGACGACGAGAGTCACGCTCCCGGCGGACGGGTTCGGGACGATATCGACCTGGACGATCTCGGCATATATTTACATGGACGCAACCGCCGCGAGTTATCGGCGGATCGCATATTTCCAGGAGTCCGGCGGCGGCCGCTTTGAGCTCACTCTCGACTCGAGCGACAAGCCGGTCGCCTACATGATCGACTCCTCGGGGAAAACGGCAACGGCAAACCAGGCGATCGAGGCCGGCAAGTGGTATCACGTCGCCGGCACATACGACGGGGAAAGTATCAAGCTCTACGTCGACGCGGTTCTCCAGGCCGACGTCGAGTATGGGAGCGGGTTCTCCTGGAGCGCGATCGACGAGAGCTATATCGGGTCAACGGACTCGGGCTCCTTTTTTGACGGCTTGATCGCTCACGTCCGGCTTTTCGCGAATCGGGTCCTCGACCAGGGCGAGCTCGAGTATCTCCGGGACAACCCGGCCGGCTCGACGCCGGCGGTCGCTCGGCCGCGGACTACTCGCGACAACCTGGTCGCTTTCTGGTCCGGGAACGATGTCGGCGCGGACGTGTTTACAAGTGTGATCCGGGACAACTCGGGAAATGGTCATAACGGGATCATAGAAAGCGGATACTCCGCGGCGGACGGTCCTTTCGGGAAATGGATCGACTTTGCCGGGAGCTCCCTCCTCGCGATCACCGGGAGCTCGGACTTCGATTTCGGGACCGGGGACTTTTCTCTCCTTGCCTGGTTTACTCTCGACACGCTTCCGTCGGTCGCCGGCACAATGTATTTGATCAACGCGACGAGTACCTATCTCGGGAACCTTTATTTCCACAACGTTTACGACAAGCTCCTTTGGCAGGTCAGAGACGGCGGCGGCCTGGTCTACGTTTGGGCGGACCAGGTCCTCGAGACCGGGGTCCTTTATCACGTCGCTTGTATCCGGAGAGACGGTCGGGCTTATATGTACGTCAACGCGGTACAGCAAGAGGACGTTATCGACTACGATCAGAATATCACCGGCGCGTCGAGTTTCAACCTCGGAGGAGCGTCGACCTATGAAATGGACGGGAAAGCCGGCCATTTTATGATATTTGACCGGGCCCTGGATATCTCGGAGATCGAGGCTTACTACTACAACCCGAGCGCGTATAATCCGCCGATGGTCTCGGAGTATTCGATCCCGGTCGACGCGATTCTCGATCGACATATCCGCGAGCTCGATATGACAAATCCGGGGATATCGAGCAAGCCCTCGAGTAACGCTTGTATGGCGATGCTCGGAGGTAAAGTCGCAATGGCGGCCGACACCTGGACATATGCGGCGCTCGAGGACGCGAATATCTATATCAACGAGGCTATAGAGGAGGAGGGGCTCGAGGAGGGAGATACCGGGACCTTTGCGGTCACGGCCGGCGATATTGTAACAATGGACGGGGCGGTCGCAATTGTCGCGATCGCGGAACACTACAAGCTCGGCCATTTACTACTCGCGGCCCGGAAGTTTATCTATACGCCGGACCGGTGTCATGATCCGCTTACCGCGTACATATACGCTCCGTATTCGTCCGCTTATGTCCAGTGGAATGTGGACGGAGGATCCTATTCCAATGTCTCGGTCGCTCGAGGGACGGTCGTCTCTCAGGCGCTCTTTACCGACGCGGTCGACGCGCCTCACGATATCCAGATAAAGAGCGACGCGCCGATAGTGGTCACGGTCAAGGGAGACGTCGGCGATACTTGTCAACTCATGCCGCCGAGTAAAGAGTTTGTAATGTGGCGCAACGATAAGGAGCACTCCTGGGACGACGCCGAGATCGTCAACCGGACCTATTATCAATTTTCAAACGACTTGATCATGGGGACCTCGGCCGGGGACGGGGCCGGGACCGACTCGGAGCAAGGGCTCTCCCCGGATTGTCTCGGCGATACCTATTGTTTCCCTCATGCGATCACCGGGTATGAGCTCGTCGCGATCGAGCCCTGTACGGTCCGGGTTTATTACTGGGGCGGGAGCTCCTGGACTCTTTATCAAGAGGAGGACTTGACCGCGGCGTCGAGGGAAAATCCGGTCCATATCTCCGAGGGAGACTCGGCCGGCAACGGGACTCCGCTCGCCTCGAGCGCGACTCCCTGGTTACTCCTCGGAGACGGCAATTTCTACGCTCGGACAAACGACTCGAGCTCCGACGAATATCCCGCGATCGGATACCGGCGCGAGCTCCGGCAATTCACCTTTGAGCAAACGATCCGGGCCCTGGCCGGGATCAACGTCGACGGTACGGTCAAAACGGACAAGGTCGTATCCGACTCGATCCTCGCGAATGCGGTCATAACGGCAAAGATCGCCGCCGGCGCGGTTACGGCCGACGAGATCGCCGCGAATGCGGTCACGGCCGCAAAAATGAATGCGGAGAATTTCTTTTTTACGAAAGCGGTCGGATCAGAAAACCGGGAGACGCCGGCGGCTGGAGACGTTCGGGCTTACCTGGGAAAGGATCCGGAGGGCTCCCAGGGGACGACCGATCCGGTCTCTCTTGAGATCAAGGAATACGAAAACAGCGGATGGAGAGACCGCCTCCGGGCCGCCATGAGATCCGGCGGCAACCTCCTCGATATGTTTGTAAACGGATGGATCGACGGACAGCAAATCGTATACAACGGGCTCGGCCTTATATGGGCCGAGGCGTCGACGGCGACCGCGGTCCAGTTTCGAGGCGTCGCGGTCAACGGGGACTATGTATGTATCGGCGGCGGGACTTATATCAACCGATCGACCGACGGCGGGCTTACCTGGGCGAATGTATCAAATAGTCATACCGCGTCAATTTATGATCTCGCGAGCGACGGGGCCGTGTTCCTTGCGGTCGGGACTTCCGGGCAAATATCAAGATCGACCAACAGCGGCTCCTCCTGGGGCTCGCTCAGAACTTCCGGGTTCGGGACAAGCACGATTTATGGTGTCGCGATTTATAGCTCGTCCGGGTCCGCGGTCGCGGTCGGGGCGTCCGGGAAAATCTCCTCGAGTTCAAACGGCGGGAGCTCCTGGACGGCCAGGACGAGCGGCGTCGCAACCATACTCTACACGGTCGCGGTAAGCGAGGAGACAGAGACCTATATCACGGGAGGAAACTCCGGGGTTATAAGGCGGAGCACTAACGGCGGCGTCTCCTGGTCCTCGGTTACTTCTCCTTTTGGGAGCGACGCGATCAGGGGCTCGGCCTGGGGCGACGGGGTTTTTATTCTCACCTGTTCAAACGGGAAGATTGCCAGGTCTACGGACGACGGCGCCTCGTTTACGTTGATATCAGATCATCCCTTGACCGGCAATGTCTACGGATGCGCTTATGGGGACGGGGTTTTCATCGCGGCTGATAGTTCCAACGAGGCTTGTCGATCTCTCGACCTGGGCTTGACCTGGGGACGGTTCGGAGACGACGACGAGGTTATCTCGTTAACCGCTTTCTATATGGACAAAATCGCCTATGTCCCGGATCACAAGCGATTCGTCGCGGTCGGGGAGAGCGGGCTTGTCAACCTGGGCGACAATCTCATGGCCGGGTCCGGTATAATCGAGTCGGTACTGGATACCGCCGCCTCTGATTTTACCGGGTTTATCCGCTTTTCGAGCGGTTTGCAGATATGCTTTGTCGAATCGACTTATACCGCGGCGCTCACGACCTCGAGCTCCGGCTGGTATCGAAACTCCGGAGGGACAGTCTCGAGATCCTGGCCGGCGGCTTTCCATAACTACTTTTTCGCGATCGGCGGAAGTTACGAGACGGGCTCTCCGGGCGTAACGATGCAGTCGGGGACAAACACGACGACCTGGTCGGTCCTCCTTTGGAGAGGAAACTCCTCCGCGTCCGCGTCTCGGAAGTTCTACCTTATCGGTATAGGAACCTGGAAATGATAATACACTGGATACCCTGCTATGATCACCGGCTCGCGACCTGGGAGCAACCGGCAAAGGATAAAATTATAGTCTCCTGGAATGGTCGGAAAGTCGCGGTCGACTTCTCCGATACATCGATCGTCGAGTTTGACCTGGACGACAAAGTCAAGGAGCTCATACACAAGGCATGGAGGGAGGGCGGGATCCTTCACCTGGAGCTCCCTTGTTTCGGTAAAATGAAAGAGGAGACGGTCGTCGACTATGGCGAGGAGGAGCGGATCAAGTGGATAAAATAAACTGGACGAAACCGGCCGGCAAAACGCAAGCGGACCTCGACGCCGAGCTCGCCGCGGACGAGGCCGCGGAGCGGATCCGCGAGGCCCGGACCGTCCTCGAGGAGACCGACTCCCAGGTCCTCGAGGCGCTCGAGAAACTACTCGACGGGAAAGCATATATCGATCAGACTATACTTGACCGCCGAAAGGCGGCGCGGGGCATATTAAAAAACAGGAGGGCTTAATGAGCGACAAAGCATCGACTACGCCGGAGGAGTTTTATCTCTCGCATTGTGAGAAACGTTTCGAGACGGGCCGCAAGGAGCGAGCGGCTATCCTCGAGGCGGTCAACCAGGTATCAGAAAGGGCCCAGGGGAAACGGGAGCAAATGGCCGCGGATATCTCCGATATCAAGAAAAAGGTTTTTAACGGATTCGCTCGAGAGATAGAGATCGTCGACGACAAAGTCTCCCGGATCCAGAAAATACTCCTCGGCGTAGTAGGGGCCCTGGGGATCGCGGTCCTGGCGGTCGTCGGGGATCTCATTTACGACAACATAAAAGCAAGGGACCAGGTCCTCCCGCCGGCGGTCGTCCGTCAACTCGAGGAGTTTCTCCGGCAAGGGTCGAGCGAATGAAAAAGAAAACGCCGAAAGAGAAACTCGAGGCGCGGCGGGTTTTCTGGAAAAATGTCGCGCTTGATTTCGGCGTTTACCTGGTTTGTATTGCCGGCGGGTTTTTCCGGGTATTCACTCCGGATCTATCCGGAGGGATCGCCGAGGTCGAGCTCATCATTCCGCGGTGGCAGTCTCTCGTAGTGGGCGGCGCCGCCGCGATCGTTGCAATGGTACGGGCCGAGCTCGAGGGGACGGCTCCCGGCCGGCGGGCCAATTTCCGCCGGCGGGCTTACTTCGCGGCCCTGGTCGGGATATCGTCAATCGCGACTTTCGAGCGTTTGTTGGGGGGTATGTAGTGAAAAAGAAATGTCCTATCTGCCGGCGGTTTTTGACTAAAGTCGATGGTCGCTTTCAATGCCGGCTACACGGTTTTTTTGAGAGATCACAACTCCGGGACCGGGAGCTCCGGAACGAGCTCGGGCACGATCGCCGGTCCTGGAGGGAAAAGGAGATACAGAAATGAACAAATCGAAAATCAGCGAATCGGACCAGGGAAACGCGATCGGCGGCGGGGTCCCGGCCAGGATCAAGCTCGCGAAGGTCCCCGCGGGGATCTCGGAGATCAAAGCATACTACGGGGACCCGGAGGATCCGGAGACCGGGGAGCTCGACGGGGACTTTCTCACCGAAAGGACGACCGTCGTCGACCTCCCTTTTCCTCTCAGGCTCTCCTGGAGGCCCGAGAAGCGGCTCGAGCGGATCCGGGTACACAATAAGGTCGCCGAGTCTATGGTCGACGCCCTGGAGGAGATCCTCGGCGTAGTAGGGGCCGAGGCCCTGGACCGGGAAAAATGGAACTACCTCGGCGGGGTTTTCCACTATCGGAAAATGGTCGCTTATAACGCGCTCTCGACTCATTCCTGGGGGATCGCGATCGATCTCAATCCGCACCGGGCCGGATGGGGCAAGTCGCCGGCGACTCAACTCGGAGCGATCGTCCGGGCTTTCAAGGCCCGCGGTTGGGAATGGGGCGGAGATTGGCCGCCGCAATGGACCTCGGATCCGATGCATTTTCAAGCGGCAACGGGATACTAAAGGAGGATTTATGGACAACGGGAATAAAATCACGTTCGGGAGGAAGTTTCTCGGGTGTGTACTCGCGACGATCATTTTCGCGGCGATCTACTTTGTAACACTATTTTTCAACCCGGCCGCGGTGACCGCCTCGGTTACGATCGCGTTCGGCGGGTTCACCTTGACGACCTGGTTTGCGTACATCGGCGGTAATGTGTGGCAAAAATGGATCCAGACGAAAGGCGCGAAACCGGACGGCCAGGGATGAAAAAGGCCCTTGTGTGGATCGGGCTCGCCGGATGGATCCTCGCGGGGATCCTGGTCCTGGTCCTCGGGGCCCGCCGGCGGACCGGGATCCCGGAGGACCTGGCCGAATATGTGGAGGGTAAAAAGGATGAAGCTCGGAAAAAGCTCGAGGCTATGTCTCATAGTGATATCGTCGACTCTCTTGATAATCCCGACGACGTTCGCGGATCCGCTCACGCGGGAGGAAGTCGACTCGGCGATCGACTCCGAGGAGCTCTATCCCGGCTCGGCCGTTCGGGCGTTTCTGTACGAGATGATCGACGCGACGACGGAGGAGCTCCAGGAGACAGCGGAGGAGGCGGCGGCGACGGCGGCCCGTCCGCTCCTGGTTGAGATCGCCGGACTCGAGGCTCGGGTCGAGGTCCTCGAGGAGTGGGTCCAGGCGGAGACCTGGGAGCGGATCCTCGAGATCGGGCTCGGGATCCTCGCCGGCGGAGCGGCTGGATATTTGATCGCAGTTTTGAAATAATAACCAAACGGAGGTTACACAATGGCAACAATTAGCGAAGTAAAGCAAGGGCTCGACGAAATCGCCGCGAGTATTCGCGCGGTTCAAAAACGGTTCGCGGATGCGAAGGCGAGTATTCAAGCCGGGAGCGACGCGTTGGGAAATATCCCGACCAAATATTCGGACGTGATCGCAACGATCAACGGTTTCGCGCCGGACGGTGCATTCGAAACTTTGGCGAAGGATGAAAAGGCCAAATTGCAAACGGAATTCGTGGCGTTGAAAGCGATTATCGACGCACTGATCGCAACCGCCGAGTTCAGCGCATAGATGAAAAGAGCGGGGATCATACTCGCATTTTTATTTGTCTCGTTTCTCTCGTTTGGTGCCAATGTCACACGGTATGTCAACCTCGAGGTCCATTTTCAGATCGACAAGCTCCAGAATATAACCTAGGACACGGGTCGACGCCGGCAAGGTTTACTCTCCTTTACCTACCGACTACCGGCCCGCGTCCTTTTCTTTCCTCCGACAATCCAGAAAAACCAGGGCAAACTCAACGATCAAGGGGTCGCCAGGGCGATTTTAGGGCCCTATCTGTAGAATCATACGACAAAGGCCGTAAATCGCTCTCAGGCAATCCTCGCGGCTCTCAGCTGAAAAACATCCGTATAGTAGTTTTCTGAAAATATTTTCTTTTTCTCGTCAATCCGCACTATACCGGCTGGATTTTAGGGCCGATATCCGGTATGGTGTATAGAGATCGAGAAACAAGGAGAGATTATGGAAAGCGAAAGACAAATGGCGACCTTGAAAAATCAAGCGATCGGATCCGCGACCAGGTCCCGGAAAGGCTACTCCGAGACGGTCGACGACGTGACCGTGATCGCTACATGGAAAAGCGACGATCGCCGAAAGGAGGGCGGATACTTTCGCCTCTCGTATGTGATCGGGGTCGTCGCCGGCGAGACCGAGGAGAGAGCGGTCGAGGCCCTCGAGAAAGCGGCCGCGGATAGAAAGCGGGAGGTCGAGGTCGCCGGGACCGCGTTTCTGTACGCGAACGACGGGAACGAGGAAAAGCTCCTCGCGGATTATCTCCGGGAGTTCGGCGTATCACCTCGGACGATATGGGAGGTCCGCGAGGCGGCCGAGGGCCGCGGGTCGGTCGAGTCGGCGCTTGCCAGGTTCCGGGCCGAGAGAAAGCTCGAGGCCGGGACCAGGTCCGCGGACGAGATCCTCGAGGACGTCGCCGAGTTTATCCAGGCGTATGTGTCGAAAATGGTCGACTCCCAGGGTCTCGACCTTTGGGAGGATTTCTCGGACCTATGGAAAGAGATCGGAAATAGAAACGCAATCAACCGGGCCCGGTCCGGAAAGTAAAGGGGAGAATATGAAACACGAAACGACAAAGGCTCAGATCAAGAGAAACACAATCGACCGACCGCCGCGGTTCAATGTGGTGACGATCTCGGGAAAGATCGAGATCCTGGACTCGACCTCGGTGATCGACGGCGACCGCGGCGACTCCGCGGTGACGACCGTCGTCCTCGATAATGGGATCGAGTTCTCGGCGACTACCTACCTGGTCAAGGAGCTCGGGCTCCGGATCGGCGACCTGGTCCTGGTCCGGGGATCCCTTTCGTCTATGGCGTTCGATACGTTGACCGACGAGGTTCACCGGGTCAACACGATACACGCAACCCGGATCCGGATCCTCAAGCCGGCGCGGGCCCTCCGGATCCTCGAGGATACTTTTCCGATCTGCGAGACCGTCGAGATCCGCGGCGTCGAGTATCGGGTCGAGGCCAATTTCAACCGGGAGAGCGAGGAGCTCGAGGACCTCGAGGTTTTCATCGGCGACGAGAAAGTGACCGATCACCTCGAGGACCTCTACGTCAAGAAAACGACCGGGTCCTATTCCTGGATAGTCGATGAGCTCTACGCCGAGGTGGTCGGCCGGAGGGGGGAGTGATGCCGAAACTATACAAGATCGGGGGCCGCTACTTTGTGACCGACCAGGTGATCCCGGCGATCGAGCTCTCTCGGGCGATCTCTCTCGTCCTTTACATGGGCGATACTTCGCTCGACCCGAAACCGGCGCTCGAGAAACACGGGGATATTGACCCGGACGGGATCGAGCTCGTCGCCGGCAATGAGGGCCCGAATAATGTTGTGATCGTCGGGGAGTTTCGGACCTCCGCCGATGATGAGTATTGTCTCGAGTGTCTCCGCGAGGCGGAGGGGAGGAGCAAATGAAAGCGGGGACCTATTATCAACGACGCCGGCGGGCCGCTCAGAAAAGGGAGGCCGCTTGTATCACTCGGGGAGGTTTCAACTCCGGACTAAAGGCGGGCCTACGCCGCCGGGTCCGGGACGGGGAGATCACTCAGGACGAGGCGATCCGAGCGTTCGAGCGGTTCAAGAAATAATCGAGGCAAGGTCCGGTCCCGTGAAAGCCGGGACCGGGCTCCCTCCGGGGAGCTCGCGACGCTCAACTCGATACATCGAGTACAAGGAGAGACTATGCAGATCAAATCATTCGAGCCGAGCGGGTTCCTCGGAGCCCTGGTCAACACGAAAAAAACGGTCGTGTTCGGGCCCTCCGATTATCCCAGGATCCGGATCACTCAGATCGACAACCTGGGACTCGGGAAAGGAAAGGAGGAGCTCCTCGTCGAGCGGTACGACGGGCCAACGGGAGAGTGGATCGAGATCGAGGTCCTCGATTATCGCCGGCCGCGGGGGAGGTAGTATGTACTTTTTCAAAGAGACCGAGCGCGGATTATGGACCGTCGGAGCGGAGGACTCCGGCGGCCAGTTTCATCCGGAGAGCGATCACTCGAGTATCGGGGAGGCGGCCGACCGGGTCGCGTATCTCAACGGCTACTCAAAGGCTTTTGATATCAAGGCGGACGCCGGCGACTGCTATATCGTAAACGGGATCCACTCATGGATACTGGTCGCCGAGGGGCGGACGATCCCTTTCTCCGGCGGGTGTTTCGCCGAGTACCTGGGGGACGTATACAAGCGGCTCGGGTTTACGCCGCACTATCTTAAACAGTACGGGCAATTTGACATTCGAGGTTTTCGGGTCAACGACCGGGTCCGGGCTCTACCCTGGGCGGTCTCCGGAGCGTACAACCTCGGGGCCACGGAAGCTCGAGACGGTTTCGTCCGGTCGTCAATGGAGGATCAAGGGAAAGTAGTCGTCGAGTTCGAGTATCCGTACAAAGAACACTCGATATTGAGTCTACCGATTGACCGGGTTTTTAGATACACTCTGTAGACTTGACCGCTCCGGTATGGCGTGGTATAGTGAGAGACCATTTTTCAAAGGAGAGAAAATCATGGTAACAAAAAAAGAGCTCGAACTATTGCGGGCCCCATTGGTTGACGCCGAGGTCGACTGGCGGGCCTCGAGGTGCGGGACCGGACAAAAAGGAAAGTACGCTTTCCTGGTCCCCTACTTGAACCGGATCGAGGTGATCGATCGCCGGCTCGACGGGATACTTGGCCCGGAGAATTGGAAAAACGAGGTCCTCATCCATGAGGGCGGAGTCGTCTCGACGATATGGATCAACGTCGGCGATACCTGGATCCCTCGGACCGACGGGGCCGGGTACACCGACTATGAGGGATTCAAGGGAGGGATCTCCGACGCTTTCAAGCGGGCTTGCGTTCTATGGGGAATAGGGCACGAGCTCTACAAGGTGAAAGAGGTCGGGGTATTCGGCCAACAGATACACGACGGCTACCCTCCGAACGACGGCGGGTATTACGTCAACCTCCAGGCAAAAGCGAGAAACAATCAACCGGCCTGGTTTGGATGGGTCGGTAAACCGTCGATCGAGGGATTCTGGAAACTACAGGAGAAAAAGGAGGAAGATAGAAAGGCGGCGGTCGCGAGAAAAACCGGGGCCGCGCCGACGGCGGAGGGTCCGAGCGGGGGCCCTCCAGGAGATCCCCGATCCGGGGATCCGCGCTACCAGGGAGACGAGTCTCCTCCCGTGGACGAGTCCGCGCCGCCGGACGACGCCTACAACGACGAGCTCGATATTTTTTAGAGGAGAGGTGAAAAAGGAATGTCTGAACGAATGACAGCGAAACCAGAAAAGATGCTCAAAAAGGACCGGACTCATCAACGGTATTACATCGAGGAGAACGGGAAAAAGATCCGGGTCCCTGGGGTGACTACTATCTGCGGGATCAACGCAAAGCCGGCGCTCATCGGATGGGCCAACAAAATGGGACTCGACGGGATCGATACTCGCTCATACGTCGACTCGCGGGCCAACATGGGGACCTGTGCTCACGATATGGTCGAGGCTTTCCTCCTGGGGAAAGAGCCCTACCTCGACGAGTTCTCAAAGGTCGAGATCGAGTCGGCGGAGTCGTCGCTCCTCTCGTTTCACGAATCGATGAAAGGCGTCGAGTATAAATTGATCGGGCTCGAGATTCAGCTTGTAAGCAAACACCTCCGGTGTGGCGGGACGATTGATATCTACTGGGAGTACAACGGCAAAAAGCGATTAACGGATCTCAAGACGAGCAAGACAATCTATCCGGATCAATGGACCCAGGTCGCCGCCTACTGGGGGATTATGCTCGACAACGGGCTCGAGGTCGACGAGGTCTCGATCCTCAATATCCCGCGGGCCGAGGATGAGGAGTTTCTCCATCCGGTCATGGCAAAGGAAAAGCTCCAGCTACACCTCGAGCGGTTCCGACACTCCAGGGCGATATACGATCTCAATAAATCACTAGGGATAAATCAATGGCGAAGCTGAAACTATGGGGCCTCGTAAAGGTCCTCAAACAAGGGTACTCGTTACAAGTAACGATTCCGAAAGAGATCGCCGGGGAGCTCGATATCAATCCCGGCGACAAGCTCAAGGTCGAGTACTCGGAAAAGAGGCGGGAGATTGTCTACTCGATCGACTGATTTCCAGGTGCTCACCTACCGAGGGAAGTCTCTCGCGGGGATGAGCGCCGACGAGCTCCGCGGCGTCGTTGACGATATGGCCGAGACCTATCGCCGGCGGCTCCGGAAGCTCCGCGCCGAGGTCGAGCGGATCGCGAGAAATGCGGACGCGATCTCGAGGGGCGCGATTTTTTCGGGAGTCGATTTTTATCGAGAAACTATCACGGGGGCCGTCAAGAAATTATGTGTCGACCTGGACCTTGACGGTATCGAAAGAGGGGAACTATAATCGGTATGTCGGTTTGACCGCCGACTCACTTCGATGCACACCGAAAATAGGGACGGGGCCCTCCTGGGAGTATTCGCGCTATGGTGTGCGGCGCGGTACTCGGTCAACGGGAGGACCTGGTCCCTTTTTTATTTTGGGAGGAAGTGTGAAAGATTTCCTAATCGGAGCCCTCGTCCTGGCGATCCTGGTCGCGGCGTTCTTATGGGGAGCCCTGGTCCTTTGGATAGTCGCGGAGGCGGTCGCCGGATAATGCTCGACTCTCTATCCTGGACGCAAGTCTCAAACACATTTATTGACGCACTACCGGAGCTCTCCGGGGCCGAGGCGAAAGTCATGATCGTGATTTTTCGATCGACTATCGGCTGGCATAAGACAAGCGACCGGCTCGCGATCTCGAGGATCTCGGACCTGGCGGGGATCAAGGATCGAAAAACGATCTCCGACGCGGTCAAGGCCCTCGAGCGCCGGGGATGGATCTCGGTCGATCGGAGAAAATCCGGGTCGATCATCGATCTCGTTATGGGGGAAAATCCCGCATACGACACGGGAGGTGGTAGGATAATCCAACCACCGGCGGTTGGAAAATCCAACCATGAGCGGTTGGAAAATCCAACTGTCAAAAGAAATAAAGACTCTAAAAAGAAAGTATATATATCAACGGGGATGGATAATCCCTCAAAGGTCGAGATCGAGGAGGCGGCGAAAGAGCTCATCGGATATCTGAACGGCCGGACCGGGAGGGATCACCGACCGGACTCATCGGCACTATTGACCGGGATCCGGGGGAGAGCCGCGGACGGGTTTACCGCTCGGGATATTGCGAAGGTATTCAAATACAAGTGTGATCATTGGATCGGGACCGAGTGGGAGCCCTACTTGCAACCGTCGACGCTCCTCCGGAAAAGTAAGTTTGACGAGTACGTCGTCGCTATGAGATACGAGGAAAGGGAAAACGGGGAGATAGCAGAAAATGAAAAAAGAAAACGAGAGCTCGAAAGCGGGGATCCGGGCGGCGGAATTACTCCCGGCGGTATTCAAGAAAATCGACCAGGAGACAATCAAGGGCTTTCTGCGTCGGGACTATGAGGAGGCGAAACGGATCGGCGCGGACCGGATCGCGGCGCGGATCCGGCAAGAGGCCCGCGGCGGACCTTGCGAATCATGCGGGACTCCCTGGGAGGAGATCGAGGTCAAACATCATTACGCGGACTATGTCTACTATTCGCCGGCTTGTCGATGTTTTCCGCGGTGTCCGGTGTGCGGTAATTCCTGGCATCGAGTAGCGGATCCGGGGACCTCGGTCAACGATCGAAAATGTCCCTCTTGCGGATGGACCAGGGCGAAACAGAAAAAGAAAAACGAGAGCGCCGGCGGAGCGAACGAGCCGAGGCTCCCGTATTCGGACGACGATTGAAAATCAATTTTGCAAAGGAGAGAATATGCAAAAGACAGAAACAGCGAAAGCGGTCGTATTGGCGGAGGACGTGAAAAAGATCCTCGAGAAAGAGGGGACCGAGGTCGTCGACCTGGCCGAGGAGTTCGGAGTCGAGAGCGCGGCGGAGTATGCGTTCGGGCTCGAGCTCCTGGACGATATCAAGGCGATCGACAAAAAGATCCTCGAGAAGGTGTCGCCGATATGCGACGCAACCAACAAGGCCCACAAAGCCGCGACGACGCTCCGGACCGAGCTCCGGGCTCCAGGGCTCAAGGCCGAGAAAATCGTAAAGGATAAACTCGACGCATACGACCGGGAACAGCGGCGGATCCAGGAGGAAAAGGACCGGGCGGCCGAGGCGGAGCGGAGAGCGGAGGAGGAGGCTATCCGAAAAGAACAGGAGCGACTCCTCGAGGAGGCGGCCGATCTCGAGACCCGCGGTGAGGAGACGATCGCGGAGGGCCTGGTCGACGAGGCCGAGGAGCTCGAGACCTATGTCCCGCCGCCGGTCGAGTTCGGGGGCCCGCCGCCGGAGGACCTGGTCCCTCGAGGGATGGACTACCGGGACAATTGGAAAGCGGTCGTCTTGACTCCCGACCTGGTCCCGCGGGAGTATTGCTCTCCGGACCTGGTCAAACTAAACAAGCTCGCAAAGGAGACCGAGGGGAAAGGAGCTCCTCCCGGTGTGATATTCAAAAACGAGCGGATCCGGATCCGGAGGGGGTAGGTAGTGGCGACGTATGTTTTGTACGCGAAAGAGGGAAAGGAAACTTGCGGTTTCGAGGTGTGGCGGCCGGCGGATCCGGACGACGAGGCGAGCCGCGGCATGATGGGCGAATGTGGAAAGCCGGCGATCGGTCAACGCGGGGTTACAAAGGCCGGCACCGCATTATGCGAGGAGCATTTCTATTACTGCGCGAAACTCGACGGGGTCGGTAAAAGGTGGATCGAAACGGAGGCGGAGTGAACGGATATCATATAGTCGACTTCGCGGTCCGCGAGTACGGGTTCGCGATCGCGCTCGTCGTCCTGTTTATCGTCGCGTTGATAGTGGTCTCGAGATTGACCCGGCGATCGGTCGAGAAGTGGTACGACTACCACCTCCACGACCTTGCGCCGGCCAGGGCGAAAAACATGATCGCTCATCGGGACCAGAAAATCGAACGGCTCGAGGAGCGGATCCGGGAGCTCGAGAAGGAAAAGCGGTCCCTGGTCGATGCTACCAGGGCGGCCGC